CCTTTTGTGTTAAAAGATCCAAAGATGGAAGGATTAATTCCAGCAGGAACACCAATTGTTCAAGTAATACCATTTAAAAGAGATAAATGGAAGATGTCTTTTGGAGGAGAAGAAGATATTAAAGAACAAGATAACACAAAGAAAAAACTAAAGGCTTTATTCTTTGATTCCTATAAAAGACAATTTAGGCAATTAAAAGAGTATCGTTAGAAAAAGATTAACCCTAAATAATACATATAGAGTTTTTGTTTTTTCAAAACTCTGATATACTTAGGTAACTACAGTTTTCAATTAGGAGAAATACATGTCTGATTTTTTTAGTTTTCGTTTGTCCGAAGAGTTTATAAATGATTATAAATCAAAGGAACCACCATTTGGATTTACAGATGCTGGTGGTAATTCATTAGGAGAGATTACGTTTATTCGTACCTACTCTCGTATGAAAGAAGATGGAACTAAAGAAAGATGGTATGAGGTTTGTCGTCGAGTAATCGAGGGTATGTATTCGGCTCAGAAGAATCATGCAAAAGAGAACAGACTTCCATGGAATGACTATAAGGCACAGGCTTCGGCTAAAGAGGCCTACCAACGTTTATTTGAATTAAAGTGGACACCACCAGGACGAGGTTTATGGTCTTTTGGCACGGCACTTACAATGGAAAAGAAAAACTCAGCAGCATTACAAAACTGCGCTATGGTATCTACAAAAGACATAGATAGAAATGATCCAGGAACATTATTTGCCTGGGTTATGGATGCACTTATGATGGGTGTTGGTGTAGGGTTTGATACTGTGGGAGCAGATAAGCATTTAACCATTTATAGTCCTACAGAGCCACCACAGGTTTATGAAATTCCAGATACTCGTGAAGGTTGGGTAGAATCTGTTAGATTATTAATTAATTCATTTTTAAAGCCTAACATGTATATTCAAGAGTTTAACTATGACCTTATTCGCCCCCTAGGAGCGCCTATCAAGGGCTTTGGAGGCACTGCAAGCGGTCCTGCACCACTTATCCAGTTGCACAAGCAGATAAGGGCTGTAATAGGCGGTAGAGCAGGAGAAACCCTAGACTCAAGAGCAATAGTAGATATCGTAAACCTTATTGGTACCTGTGTGGTATCAGGAAATGTTAGACGATCTGCAACTTTGGCTTTAGGTAATGCTCAGGATGAAGACTTTATGAATCTTAAGAATTCTGAGGTTTTTCCAGAAAGAAATTCATTTGATCCAGAAAACCCAGGTTGGGCATGGATGTCAAACAACTCGATTTCTGCGACGGTAGGTACAAAGTACGAAGACTACGTAGACCTAATCGCAAGCAACGGAGAGCCAGGATTCATTTGGCTTGATGTTGCCAGAAACTATGGCAGACTTAAGGATCCTGCGGATGGCAAGGATTATCGTGTAATGGGATTCAATCCTTGTGCAGAGCAGCCATTGGAATCATACGAACTATGCACCTTGGTTGAGGTACATTTAAATCGTCATGAATCTAAGGAAGACTTCCTACGCACCCTTAAGTTTGCCTACCTATATGGCAAGACGGTAACGCTGATACCAACACACTGGCAACAGACAAACGGTATTATGCAGCGTAATCGTCGTATTGGTACATCATTGACTGGTATTGCCTCATTCTCAGACAAATTTGGTTTGCCTGTTGTGCGTGAATGGATGGACGAAGGATATGAGACTATTCGTAAATATGATCATTCCTATTCTGAATGGCTATGCGTTCGTGATTCCATTAGAGTCACAACTGTTAAACCATCAGGGTCTGTATCAATTCTTTCTGGCGCAACGCCTGGAGTTCACTGGGCGCCTGGCGGAAACTATTTCTTGAGAGCAATTCGTTTTGGGAATACCGACCCAATGATTCACTTGTTCAAGGCTGCTGGATATAAGATGGAGGCTGACCTTGTATCTGCGAATACAACTGTCGTATATTTCCCAGTACATTCTGGTCACGCAAGATCTGAAAAAGAAGTAACATTATTTGAGAAGATTGCGCTTGCTGCTACTGCTCAGAAATATTGGTCTGATAACGGCGTGTCTGTAACGCTTTCATTTGACAAAGATACTGAAACAAAGCATATTGCGCCTGCACTTCATATGTACGAGGGACAGTTAAAAGCAGTTTCATTCTTACCTATGGGAAATAAGGTATATCCGCAACAGCCATATACTGAAATTACCGAAGAAGAATATAACTCATATATTGGTCAGATTAAAAAGATCGATTGGTCTGCTATTTATGACGGGGCTGAAAATCTAGAAGCACAGGGAGAGATGTATTGTACTACTGATGCTTGTGAGATAAAAATATCTTCGTAGTATGATAAAATAGACTCATAATGTCTAACCCATCTAACCTATATGCAGAAAAAATATTTGCAGAGCAACCACAGTTTTTGTGGGCTTTAGATGATCAGGCTGATTATGTATCTATAATTTCTGAAACACAAAGAGAGACAAGCCTGTGGTCATTAGATAATTTAACCTCACAGGCAACGGAAGAGTTGGCAGACGCACCTTTTCCAAACAGTGTAATAAATAAAATAATTCCATCTTCTGTAGGAGAAGGAATATTTTCTGTTACTATGGTTAGCCCAGACATAGTTAACTCAAATGAATTAAATAATGTGTTGAAAACTTTTTGTATTGGATCATATTTTTATACATTAAGCCCATATGCAATTAGCGTTGAAATTGGATACAGATATTATGACGATGCACAAGAGCAATACATAGATGTGTTAAAATCATATGATGCCTCACTAGCAAATCGTTGGTATTTTTTATCTGAAACTTTTAGTCCAGAAGAAACAAGTCAGCCAATAAAGTTAGTAATTAAAATAAATTATTTGGGTCAATCAGAAACTTTAACAGATTATATATTTTATATAAATGGAATAACATTTGGTCAGTGGGCTGAAGAATTTCAATCCACATCCCTGGGCGTTGAAACAATAAACTTGCCAACAAACATATCTTTAACTACATCAAAAGTTATTGAAGCAAAGGCTTACGGCTTATCAGAAAATAGTGGATATTATTTTGTGAACAATAATTCCTTAATGGCAAAAAACTTTGGAATGCCTATGGTGTTTGGATCAAAAGGTGTAACTAAACTATATGCAAACAATAACTTGCCGTCGTTAATAGTTCCTTCAAACGGAATGATGTCAGATAGCGGAAAGCATAAAGACTTTACGTTAGAGTTTTGGTTAAGGACTAATAGTTCTTCCAATGAACCAAAAAGAATTGTTGGGCCAATATCTTCAACAGATGGTATCTATTTAGATGGCTCATTTTTAGTTTTAAATATTAATCAGCAACACTCTTCGTACTATGTCGGACATTGGGAAAGGCCAATGCTTATCCATTGGAGATATTCTAAAAACTTATCAACAGTTCTTTTAAACGGAGAAGAGATTATTTCAATTTCAATTAACGATAGCACAATATCTCTGCCAAGCGCTACAGATGGGTCAGGAAAAAGTAATGAGTGGATAGGATTTTATGCTTATGAAAATATCCAGCCAATTGAGATAGACTGCGTAGCGCTGTATGGTTATTTAGTACCACTGTTAGTTGCAAAAAGAAGATTTGTATACGGTCAAGGAGTTCAATATCCAGAAAACTTAAATGCTTCATACGGCGGTAACTCTGTAGTATTTGATTATTCTTTTGCCGATTACACAAAAAACTATAACTATCCAGATCTAGGGTCATGGTCACAAGCATCATTAGACAATATTGTTGTTGAGGAAAACTATTTAACTACTCCAGCATTCTCTAATCCAGTTATTATTACTAATAACTCTTCAAAGGGACAATTTGAAATGCTATCAGACTGTAGTTTAATTCAGACCGAAGACAGTTTGTTTTTAACACTTAAACCAAATACAACCTGGAATAGTGTAAGTTCTTATCTTTATTTCGATAACATTCTTTTACCTGGAAACCCTCTATATGCATTTTATGGATTATTTGAAAAGCCAACTAATTATTCTGGAAATCAGGTTTTAATAAGACTTGAAGACCAAGACTCAAATTATTTTTCAATAGAGTGTGTTGACGATAACATTAAGTATGTTTTTAAATATCAAACAAATCCAGAGCAGGTGTTATATGAAGCATTTTCAATTTTAGAAGACAGTGTTTTTGCTGTAGGAATTGAAATAGAAACATTTAGAAATTACTTTGGAAATAATATATTATCATTTTTTAATAATCAAGGTGCACTAAAGATGTACATTGGCGGTAATAAAGAGTTTACAAAAACTTTTACGGGTAAGATATATAAAATAGGATTATGCTCTGAAAAAAATATAAAAGAAATTAGCAACTTATTTAACGAGATCGGCGTTCCAAAAGATTATGAAAACATATTTAATCTTTATAGTTCTTATGTTGAATACGACGGAGGAGATGCAGATCAAGATTTTTGGAATTATTACATTGGTCAAACACAACTTAATGAAGATCAATTAGATGAGAGTACTCCTTTATTAGAAAACTTTTCTTTTTCGCCATCTTCATTTATTTCTTCTACCTTAAAAGATCATGTTCCAAGCCTAGGCATTGTGCCAAAAAATTATTTTAATAGTTTTTCTTTAGATATAGACGTTAAGGGTTCGTGGAAAGACTATATACCACTATCATACTTTGGTCAATATATCACAGATGAATATGGCAATTCTAAATTTGGCCTAGACTTTATTCAGTTTAATTTAAACTATCCAGCCCCAGTAAAGTTTAAAGAAACAGAAGTTGTAGATCCAGATGGATGGAAATATTCTGAGTTAAGTTCTGAATATTCATACCCACAACAAAGAACTTATGAGTCTTTAGATAATTATCTATACACAGGATATGTTAATTATCAAGATTTGGCAGAAAAATCTGTAAAGACATATTCATATGATACAACTGGAGCAATATTAAAAAGTTATATTACTTTTGAATATCTTGAAACTGGGGCAAATGCTTCAAATGGATTTTTTGTTAAAACAGAAGATGTTCCTAAAAATGGTGTAATTACTCCAGGCAGTGACTGGATAAACACAAGATATGAAGTTGTGGATAATGTTTTAATCTATCCACCACGTGGAGCAGACTTTAATGATTTAGCAATTGTAGTTCATCTAGAGTTTGAGGTAGATGGAATTAGCCATAAACCAATTAGAGTTAAAAGTTTGCAATTAGCATCACAGGCATTTAACTACAATACTGTAAACAATATAGGTACAAGATTTGGCACTGAGGTTTATCCGTATGTCAATACTGGATACTATTATAATTATAAAGCAAAAAATCCAGTTAGCATTTATAAAGGATCATCTCCATATTTATATTTAACAAGACATTCTGGATTAGAAATACGTGGAGACCACGATCCACTAATCAATCGTGGAGTTGCTATTCCAGTAAATGCAAATAAGTCAGAAGACTATGAAGTAATGGCTATGCAGTCTTTGTTTAGATTTAACTCAGACTTTTTCCCATACGCCCCAACACAAATAATGCAAATTAATGCCAAGGGAAACACTATAAAGTTTTATATGGTCGCTAATCATCCAACTGGCAAACGGGCAAAGATCTATGCAATTGATGCAAACACTGGATCTTTATACAATGGAATATCATTTTATATTAATGGCAATATTGTTAAAGAGCCAGTTTTAAATGTCGGCGAATGGGCTATGATAGGAATTGGATTCCCAAGCGTATTAAACTTTAAATCATACGCTGGTTCTATTATGATTAATGGTCCAATTATTTTTGACAGTCTTTCTTATTATCAAACAACCAGCCTACAAGAAATACAAAGCGTTGCTAAGAGGCCATGGGCCAGGGTAAAGTTTGCCGTTGATGGATTGTACGATTGGGAATACTGGAATGATTATTATTTATGGCAGGGCGTCTTGGTCCAATCCTCAATTAGTTATTATGGAGTTAATCCTTCAGACCTATATAAAGCGTACACTGGAACTAACAAGATAATTATTGATGACGATAGGCCACTTAGTTTCAAGGACTACGAATATACCATGTTTAAAGATATAGAGTGGCAGTCCAAAGTCTCTAACGCAGTATAATATGGTATACTGGTGGTAATGAAAAACAATAAACCTGGACAACTTGGTAAGTCAAAGATAACTGTCATCGATAAACAGTATGACTGGGGCGTATATGTTTGGAAAAAATCAAATGGAAAGTGGTTTACAGATGGACAGGGTAACATTTTAAATATACCGTCTATGCGTGGGGACCTATCAAAATTAGCAGAACTTAGAAATGCTGCTTCACATTACGGTGAGCCAGATGGCGAAGCGGTATTCTTTGCGGGACTAAGTAGAATTTCTGACGAAGAGTATGCAGAGCAAAAGCAAAGAATGTCAGAAGGCTTAATCCCCAACCTAAACGATCTTGGTGCAGTTCATGCTGCACAGCAAACTATAAAGAAATACGGGGCTGATGACTAATGTCTGAAGAAAAAGAATATGTTTTAAGAGCAAGCATAGACAATGTCGTAGATCAATCTGATTCTTTTAAGGCTGTAGATCCATTTAGTAAATCTTGGACAGAATTAAAGTCATACTCTGGTTTGGATAATAACTTTAAACGACGCACATCTCGTCTTATAGACAAGGCAGACAATAATCCAACACAAGGATATTTAGATAGTGCAAGAGCAGAGCAGCATGGTTTAGGAGATGCTAAGTCAAAAGAGATTAACCCTGGTACAGTATATAGAAACGGCTATGGGCTTTTTGATGTCATCACACCACCATGGAACGTTTATGAACTTGCTAACTATTACGATACATCATTTGCAAATCACGCAGCGATTGATGCAAAGGTAGAGAACATTGTTGGACTTGGCTATGACTTTGAGGTTTCCTCAAGCACCATGTTAAGACTTGAATCAAATAAAGACAGAGATCAAGTTGCAAGAGCAAGAAATAGAATTGAACGTGCCAAGATTGAAATGCATGAATGGCTTGAGTCATTAAATGATGATGATTCATTTACTACAACAATGATGAAGGTTTATACAGATGTTCAGGCAGTAGGCAATGGATACCTAGAGGTTGGTCGTACAACACGTGGAGAAATTGGTTACATAGGGCATATTCCAGCAACTACAATGCGTGTACGCAGATTACGTGATGGCTATGTTCAAATTATAGGAAGCAAGGTTGTTTATTTTAGGAACTTTGGTGCGAAGAATGCTAATCCAGTAACTTCAGATCCAAGGCCTAATGAAATCATACACTTTAAACAGTACTCGCCTTTAAATACTTTTTATGGTGTACCAGATATAATGTCGGCAATAAACTCGCTCCATGGAGACCAGTTAGCGTC